CAGCAACCGCGTTGCCGAAACTACGCCGTGAATCACGAGCAGCAGTGACTCGTGAGAAGACTGCGCGCCGTAAGCCCTGGGCACCTCCTTCTAAATTAGACGCTCCTCCGGCACCGGATGGATACAAGCACCGCTGGATTCGTCGCGAGACGATGGGATTTGATGACCGTATGAACGTCACAGCAAAGCTGCGCGAGGGCTATGAACTCGTGCGGGCTGACGAGCATCCTGACTTCACCTCTGCATCGATTGAAGACGGCAGACATGCTGGTGTGATTGGCGTAGGCGCTTTAGTCCTTGCCCGTATCCCCGAGGAAACCGCTCAGGAACGCAACGCGTATTACCTGAACCGAGCACGCGATCAACAAAGAGCGATCGACAACGAGCTGTTGAAATCCAACGCGCATGATTCGATGCGCATCAACGCTCCTGAACGCCGCTCTCGCACGACGTTTGGCAGCCGTCCAACGGCTGAAACTTAACTCTTTTGAAAGGAACGACAAATGGCTAATACCAATAAGCCTTTTGGAATGCGTCCACTCGGAAACCTGTCCGCAACAGGGGCGCAAAAGCAGTACGGTTACCTGATCAAAGAGGACTACGGCACCAATATTTTCCAAGGTGACTTAGTCCGTATTGTTGGTGGCTACATCGAGCGCGTCAGCGCAAACACCCAGTCTTCGGTTGGCGTGTTTAACGGGTGCTATTACAACGACCCTGTGACTGGCAAACCCACTTGGTCCAACAAGTTCATCTCCAATGCTGCGTTTACCGCTGACATTCAGGCTGATATTGTTGATGACCCAAGCCAGTTGTTCTTGATTCAAGCTGACAGCACCGTAATTGCCCAGACCGACATTGGCAAGAACGTGTATGTGGCTTATGGATCAGGTAGTACGACCACAGGCCAATCAGCCATGACGACCAGCGGTGCCCCTGCCAATACAGCAGGTCTTACGCTGAAAATCATTGGCTTGTATGCCGATCCGGCCAACGAGTTTGGCGCATATGCCCAACTCGTTGTGAAGATTAACAACCACAGCTACAGCAGTGGCGGCGTGGCAGGCGTTTAAGGAGCTAAATCATGGCAATTTCACGTGCCCAACTGGTTAAAGAACTTGAGCCTGGACTCAATGCTCTTTTTGGCCTGGAGTATAAGAACTACGAGAACGAACACTTGCAGATCTATGCTGTCGAGTCTTCTGATCGTGCGTTTGAAGAGGAAGTCATGGAATCCGGGTTTGGTGAGGCTCCGGTCAAGACTGAAGGCGCTGGTGTCGCATACGACAACGCGCAAGAGGTTTACACCGCTCGCTACACCCATGAAACCATCGCTTTGGCATTCTCGCTGACCGAAGAAGCCGTTGAGGACAACCTCTACGACCGTCTTGCAGCGCGTTATACCAAGGCTTTGGCTCGTTCCATGGCACAAACCAAGCAGATCAAAGCTGCTGCGGTGCTCAACGGCGCTTTCACCACCTCGCTTGGTGGCGACGGCAAGCCCTTGTGCGCGCTTGATCACCCGACCCTTGGCGGTCCTGATCTTGCTAACGAGCTGGCTACCCCTGCTGACCTTTCGGAAACTTCGCTTGAGCAGTCCTTGATCGACATCGCAGCGTTCACCGATGAACGTGGCTTGAAGATCGCTGTTCAAGGTTTGAAGCTGATCATTCCGAAAGAGCTCATGTTTACGGCTGATCGCATCATGAAGTCCACGCTGCGTGTTGGAACGGCAGACAACGACATCAATGCCATCAAAAACATGGGCATGATTCCGCAGGGTTACGTGGTCAACCACTTCCTGACCGACCCGGATGCATACTTCATCAAGACGGATGCACCTAACGGCATGAAGATGTTTGAGCGTGTGGCTATGCGTACAGGGTTCGAAGGCGACTTCGACACCGGTAACGTAAGGTACAAGGCGCGTGAGCGGTACTCGTTTGGGTTCAGTGATCCACGAGGCCTCTTTGGAAGCCCTGGAGCTGCATAAAATCAAGCACTTAGCTTGATTGCGAGAGGCCGCCTTCGGGCGGCTTTTCTTTTTGCCGTATGTGGGTTAAACTAGTCCCAAAGGAGTGGTAGATGCCATACGCCAATGAGCTTACAGGGGTATACAAAGTAGCTAACAAAGTCACCGGACATTGTTATGTCGGGCAATCAACCCGCGTCAAAAAACGTGTCCATGAACATTTTCGATTGCTTCGAAAAAACATACACCCAAATCCAAATCTTCAGGCATCTTTCAACGAATGCGGAGAACAGGCTTTTTATTGGTCATTAGAGGTCACATGCGAAGACCCACAAGATCTAGATCAATTAGAGGAAACCTTTCTTCAAGGCCATGCATGGTTTGATGAAAAGAAGCTTTTCAATATCTCAGACTTTGCTAAGTCTCCGATGAAGAGTCGGCAGCACTCGCCTGAAGTGAGAGAACGAATCAAACGTGGAAGGCAAGCCGCTAACTTTAACTATGCCTCAAACAGTTATCGAAAGAAGCTACAGGACGCTAGGCTCAAACAGTGGCTTTCTAAGCCTGAGTTTGTTGCTAAAGTTCAATTTATAGTTGACAATCCAAGCATGTCTTATGCGGAGCGCGGGCGTGTTTTGGGGATGGATACATCATCTGTCCGTAAACTTGCGCTTCGCTACAGTCCCTTGAAAGGAACATTCTAATGGCACAGACACGCTTCTCCGGGCCAGTGGCATCGGACAATGGCTTTATCTCCGGTACAGCAACTTCTGAAATCACTGTAACCACCGCATCCAACGTCTCTTCTTCTTACGTTACCGCGTCTAACACCACAGGCGATGTGCGTTTGAACTACAGCCGTCTGACGTTTACCTCTACAGGTTCTGGCGAGACCGCTCGGTTCTTGACCCGTGTGACGGGAGCCGGTGCTGCTACCGGTGGCACCGTGAATGGTGCGCACATTTCCCTGTCAATTAATGGCTCGGGCACGATCTCTGGCGCAGGTAACGCGCTTCGCGTGACACTAGGTGGTACATCAACAGCCCCTGGCGGCACAATCTCTGCCATCCAGCTTGATTCTGACTTTGCTTCTGGTGGCTCTTGGTCCGGGGCTACTTATCTGCGTTGTACCAACAGTGGTACAGGCACGGTTGGGGCGCTGCTTCGCGTACCCGCTCCTGCTGTTGCTGGCGTATTCCGTGCAGCGGTGGGTTCTCCCAGCGTTACCCATACGATTCCCGTGATCAGTGATAACGGCACGACGTACTACATTATGTGTAGCACGGTTGCCTAATGAAGATTACGCGTGAATTTCTTGAGGCAGAGATGGAAAACATGGAAAAGCAACGGGCACATGCCCATGAGGTAGCCGTTGCTTGCCAAGCTGCAATCGATGTCATGAAAGGCTTAATTGCTCGTTTGGATCTTCCAGAGGATCCACCTAACGGAGAGTCGCAATGAGCGCCAGTAATATTCAGGCAGTCACCAAGACTGCCGATGCCCACGCGATTGCGGGGCGCACGCGGGTGATTGGTGTGTATTTCACCAATACGGCCACAGCATCGTCATTTGTCTTGAAGAACGGTAGCACCTCTTCGGGCACTGCCTTGATGACCATTAACACGCCTGCTGCGGCAGGTGCCAGTGACCTCATCATCCCGGACATGGGTATCTTGTTTGATGATGGCGTGTTTATTGACGTTAACGATGTCAATGTCACCAGCGTAACGCTGCTTTTTTACGGTGGAGCCGCGCAGTAATGGCTAAGTCCAAGGGCATGGGCATTGCGACGTCGGTCAAGAGCGGTAACTTTCGACCGACCAAGCAAGGTGCAGGCATGACGCAAAAAGGCGTCGAAGCCTATCGCCGTGCCAACCCTGGCAGCAAACTCAAAACAGCGGTGACCTCGGACAATCCGGGACCTAAAGACGCTGCGCGAAGGAAGTCATTTTGTGCTCGTTCAGCGGGCCAGATGAAGCAGTTTCCTGAAGCAGCCAAAGACCCAAACAGCCGTATAAGGCAGGCTCGACGCAGATGGAAGTGTTAAATGGATACGGGTACGCTTGTCTGGAATCTAATCACCTCGTTTCTTGTTGGTCTGGTGATGTTCATGCTTAAACAGGCTTCTGATGAGCAAAAGCGCATCCAGATCCTGTTGAACAGAACTAGGGAGGAAATTGCTCGTGATCACATCACTCGTGCAGAGGTTCGTGCGGACCTTGAAAAGATTATGGAACGGTTTGACACAGGCTTTGAAAGACTTGAGTCAAAAATTGATGCCCTCGCGA